TCAAAATGACCACCTACCCAATCAGCTTTACAATTATTAATAAAGTCTAGAGATTCTTTTTCATTCTCTGGGCATATCCATGGAACCATTGCCATCTGCATACCATCATAATCCATTACGGTTGGAGATTGAATAATGTTAATCTCATTCATATAATGGCCAAGTAATTCTTTTAGGCTGTTAAGTTCATTTGTATTCTTATAGTATGTGTCATGGTTACCATAAATGATATCCATGGTTATACCTAACTCTCTAAGCGGTTTAAGGAAATGATTACGGTTACGGTGAAGAGCGCGGAAGTTAATAAATTTCCGGTTATCATAGTAGTCACCAAGGTGAATGATATGGCTAATATTATGTTCCAAAAGATAAGGAAAAAATACATCGCTATAAAATTTCTCTGCGTTATCGAGAAATATGTCGCTGCTATTGCGAATGCCACAATGAGTGTCATTGATAATTGCTACTTTCATTAAATTGCTTTCTAATATTTGTCGCTGAGATTTTATGAATCTCTTCACCTAAATCATGTTCTGTAATAGTATAACCCACATTTCTGCCAAAGGCAATATCTATAATGTTAGGAACATCATTTATTTCGTAATCCTTTCCATATACATATCCCTCTGCTTTAAGTGCATTTGTAATAAAAAGTCTTACATCATGATAATCAAATGGGTTTTGATCATCTCTAGGCATTTTCCTAACCTGAATTATTACTTGACCAGTTTTTTGAAAAGCTCTTTTAAAAAGTTCGGTGTGACCTCTATGCCACGGCTGCCAGCGACCGAGTAACTGTACAGTAGGTTTGGATCTATCCATTTATCAATCCTTACATCATAACTCTCAGGTTTTTCAAATATTTTATTTGTATCATCATATTTACTTTTTTTAATAGTATCCATCCATATTGTAAAATCAGCATCGAAAATATAACGAGTAAGATCAGTAGGACAAACAAAATCGCATATTACAATACGTCCACAACCTTTTTCGTAGTCGGCAAGGTTGGCCATTCTACGAGCCTGTCTTATTCTTCCCTCTTCAGAAAAGTCCCAGTCTTGAGTTGTTTTACGAATATCATCAGCGTCAAACCTGGCACAGTTTAACCCAACCGATAGTTCTCTAGAAATCTTAGACTTACCACTACCTGGTAACCCCATCACTAATATTTTCACTGAATATATCTTTCTCTGGTTTCCATCCTAGATCATATAAGTATTGTACATCCGCTTGTGTCTTTACTCTTTCTCCAATAGGATTTTCATGACGAATCTCACCTTTCCAGCCAAATACTTCTTCGGCCATCTCTAATACATTAAAGGTTGAACCAGTACCAATATCTAATACTTTCTTATCTATTTTATCCCAATTATTTAAAATAGTCAAGATGGCATTACAAAGATCATCAACGTGAATCCAATCCCTATAATGATTAGCATTGATATATTCTACTTCATTTCTCATTAACTTTTTATAGAGCATATCATCACGTCCAGGCCATACAGTATGGAATCTCATACCCTTAGCATTATAATGTTCTTCACCCATTACTTCACACATCTTCTTAGTAGCTGCATATGGATTACCATACCATTCATAAGCATTAGAGGAAGAAGCATATAAATGTTTGATACAAACAGTTGATGCAAAGTTTAAAGCATTACGGGTGCCGTTTACATTATGATCATAATATTCTTCTGGAATATCAAACGATCTACGAACTCCTGGTATAGCAGCTAGATGAATTAAAGCATCCCAAAATGTATCGGTATAAAAAGCCCACCGATCCCATTCACGAATGTCTCCCTGAAAATGTTGAACATCGTGGCCTTCCATCCTTAAGTAAAGAGAAAGAGATGATCCAACACATCCCTCCCATCCTGTCAATAATATTTTCATAAAAAGTCTCTTAAATCAGAATCAACGATCTTGGTTCTAGTAAGTTTCTTCTGTTGCTTTTCTTTTTCAGCAAATACTTTGAACTCATCATCTTTTTCTTTTACTTTGTCAATACGGTCTTTTAAAGTATCAACAAAGGCCTGAACTACAGCATTAGACTGTGTATCACCATTAGAAATAATATACTCCTCAATACCTGAAGAGGTCATATATTTTAATTTAATGTCTTGTTGTTTCTTTTCTTTTGCAATACGACGAAGAAAAGCATACCATGAGATTTGTGTAAAGTATGCAAATGCATTTGGATTACCAGTTCTTGTAGCAGCCTCAACATTATAGTTTTCAATAGCTTTGAGACAATTCTCTACAGCATCCATTACCATCTCTTCACGATATGTATATCTAATGAAGTTAGATTTGTGTGATAGACCTTCCGCGATCTTTAGAAAGCATGAAGCGATATAATCAGGCACAATTGGTAATGGTTCTTCTTTTTGTTTAGCTTCCGCCAAATCACCACAATAGTCGACTACGGCTTGAGAGAATTCTTTATTGTTAACGTAATGTATATTTTTTCTTTTACTCATAATATGATCCTTCACATTACTATTAATATAGTATAAATTTTATATAAATTCAACGGCGAATTTATTTTATTTAGGGGGTTGATAGATCCTGCAAACCGGGTTATAATTAATAGAGGGTTTTGAGGAGGGGGGATATACTAGTGTAATTTCTTGGGGTCGCCACGTGGAAACATCAAGATATTAGCATAATCTGAATCCTCGTGCGCATATGAAATTTCTTCTACCTGAGCTCTCATTTTAGCTATATGCTCTTCTATCTTCGCAGCGATTTCTTCTTCTGTTAAGTTTGCATTCTTTACAGCTTCCATATAATTAGCAATTACTTTAGCCGTAGGATTTGCTTCGGATATAATATGATTAATATTAAGGGTCATAAACATTTCATCACCCTCTTGCATCATCATCCAAGGTTTAAAATGATAATACCTTACACCCTTAGTATCATCATCATATACATTTAATTTAAGAGCTCTTCTAATGACTAGGTCAGAGTGCTCTTCATCAGACCATTCAACTACCTCACAAATGACTTCTTCGCCATTGCTTAATTTAAATTGTTTTATGTTTGTGAGTTCAGTCATTAATATCTACCTTAACAATTTTATATTTGAATTGCTCTTTTTCATAAATCTTAACCCTTAAAGCACCATGAACCAAAGTATAATTTTTTCTGGACTTCCAATGCAGGTCATCAGTCAGGTCGTAGAGTGTTGTGATTCTTCCGTCATCGGATTGGCGTAACCCTCTTCCGATACTCTGTAGGACCTTAATTTGAGACTTTGATGGGCTAGCAAAGATGATATTGTGCAGATTCCGAATATTAATACCAGTACTAAAGGTACCAAGACTTGCAACAATAATAGCATTTTTTTGTTTCTCCACGATTCTTCTAATAGCTTCTCTATCAGATGTTGCTACTTCACCGCTAACGAAAAATACCTTTCGATCCTTCTCTACCTTATTATTTATCAAATCATAGAGAGGTTTTCCATGAGCGTCCACACGATTAAATAAGACGAGAGTATTTCCCTTAGCATCCAAAGCGAGATTGCGAATGAGCCTATTACGAGTATCATTTCCAATAATGAAGTCAATCTCTTCCTGGTATGTCTTCTTTCCAAAATCTTTCCTCGTTTGTTCTGAGTAGTTCAATAAAAGAACATTAATGTCTAGTGGTGCTAGAGTTCCATCATCCTGAAGATCTTTTGTTTTTGTAACATGATATACTGGACCAAATAAACCTTCTAACATTAATCTGTGTGTTAGGGTACCATCTAGTGTACCTGTGAATCCATATCTATATTTAGCCTCGGTTGCTTTGTTCATAATTGACGACAGAGACTTGGACTTAAAACCATGACACTCATCCCCAAGTATCATACCAAATTGTTCAAACCATTTTCTTGGAAGTTTGTAGATAGATTGCCATGTACTAATAATAATAGATTTATTTGTTACTTTATCTTTACCCGAATATATTCTATGAATACCTTCTGGGTCTTGACCATAGTCAATAAAGTCTTGATACATTTGTTCTACTAATGAGGTAGTAGGTACAATAACTAGTACTCTACTTGCTTTTGGACCATCTGCAATATGCTGAAGCCAATATTTCATCATGAGATAAATAATAAATGACTTCCCAGAACCCGTAGGAGATAATAGAATTGCTCGACTTCTTGTTAGGGCTGTTTCAAACGCATCGTATTGATATTCTCGAGGCTGAAATGGAAGCTTTGCGTCAGCTAGTAAATCAGACACATATTGAAGAGGCTCTCGAGGAGGAATCGGAAATCCATATTGATCCGACTCTTCAGTGTCAACAGAATACCCTCGCTCAGCTGCAAACTTTAACAAATACGTATATAGCCCAGCAGAGAGCTCTCCATTCATGCGATTGAATAATCGTATCTTACCATCCCATACTCTGTTCTTATAGGCTGGCATAAATTTATAACCAGGTACATAAAAAGAAAAGTAGTCGGATAGTTCAGCACCTAGTCCGGCTTCACAATCTACTAACAACATACTATAATCTTTTAATGTACAAACAATATCAGGCATTCTTTAAATTCTTATATTTCTTTCTCACGTCAATAAAATGTGGTAGGTAATCAAAAGTATTTACCTTAAATATTTGGGGCTCGGAATGATCAACCGTAATAAGTATAACACCTTGTTTAATGGGTATACCAGTTCTCTCATAGAAGGCAGCTGCATAGAATGAAGCCTGAATAAAATAATTTGTGATCCATTCTACTTTCTTTGGTTTGCGTGATGTCTTAAAATCAATAATAGATAATTGACCATCAAACTCTGCAATACAATCCACTTGCCCTGCACATTCTAATTTATCACTATAGAGATACTCTTCTTGAAACCATACATTATTGATACGTTCATCAATAATTGATTTTAGATGACTAAAAGAAAAAAGATTGTTTGGCATAACATCTTTATCCCAATCAGGTTCATTGTTGAGATAATCTTCTGCCAGCTTATGTACAGCTGTACCTCTTGTAGATGCCTGAAGAGAAATTTTATTGGCTTCTTCTTCACCTACTCTTTTACGCCATTTGATAATACTATCCTTACTAAGAATACTACAAACTGTTGTAATAGATGGATAGGCTTTTCCACTTGGTGTGAAATACTTCCTACCCTTCTTTGTAGTCTTCCTTGTTATCTTAGGAAGAGTAATACCATGATCTACATGATTAAACATAATCAACCGCCTGCTTCAAATGTCTTCCATCTAATTATATTACTGATAGTCTGGTGTCGCCAATTAAGGTTATTGACTATCTCAGTTAATGTTTCTACAATGGTTTTCCAATACTCAATCTTTTCTACAGACTGTTGTATTTCAATATCACTATCATAGTAATAATCCATTTCACCTTTCATAATTTTGAGTCCATCAAGTGGATCAAAATCCCAGCCCAGCTCTTTCATTCTCTCTTCTGACATCTTACCATTATACCAAAGCCATTTGTCTTTGAGTAATAACTTCTGTTGGATCTCAGCTCTTTTCTTGGCCAGCTTGGCTTCTGATAACCATTGAAGGTATTTGGCATGTAGGGTAGGTGTGGCTCGTGATGTTTCGTCCAGTGCCGAACCAATAACACTATCTTTTTTCCATTCGTCAAGAATAGTTTTTAAGTCCATAATATATCCTCATAATATAAAATTATTTAGCGTAGTTCAAAATGTGAGAATCTAAAGCTACAGGGAAATACAATGTATTGTACATCTCCACTAGTAGATTCTAAAGCCATGTCACCCACAGATGTTGGAATACAATCAATATATTTAATTGTTCTGGATGTGTTGTTGTGGCTACTTAATATCAATAATGTGATATCACAATAAGTAGGTACCTTTGAAGATCTTCTGTCTGTAGCAGAGATTTCATTCTCTTCTACTAATCTATTGGCCCAATTATACATTTCTGTATATGAGTTAAGATCTTCGTCTACAATTACCATTGTAGTAAGTTCACCATATGTAAGTTTATCTGCAGCGAAAGGTACA